CAAAATGTTTTATTGTACATATTACCCCTCCTGTTCCGTAACTAAAAAATCAAACCATTGCAGGTAGTGCATTTGGCTAGCTGTAGTTGTTATGGATACATCTTTGCTCGCCCATACCTCATTTTTGTTAGATATCAGTCGTACCTGCGTAATGGTAACAGGTGTCGGTTCTGTTATCGGCACCTTAACGCGTACAATACCGTTATCGGTAATCTCTATTTCAGATATAACACCCGTCTTATAGTTGCCATCTACACGGTATTCCGCTCTGTCAATTCTGCGCTTGATGAACTCCCTTAAATCCCTCAGTGCATTCTCTGTTAGCATAGACCCTCCTTAATATCTTGTTGTTCCACACTTCTTAACTCTATAAAAAGTACCCTCGCTGCTTGTTTTGGCAATTACGCCTCCATCGTCTATATCTCCTATCGTGGCAATTACAGGAAAGGTACCTGTTACTCTTTCGCCAGACTTAGGTGTCTTATAGGCAACAGTCGCTGCCTTTGTATTTACATCTATATTTTCGCTCTCAATATCGCCTCGGGTGGATATAACAGGTATTATTCCTGCTTTTGGTACACGGTAAGCCGTGCCGCCTTCGCTGGTTCTAATCTTAATCCCTATCCCTAGCCTTATGACTATATTGTCGTCCTCCAAATGAGAGCGGAAGGACTTATAATATTTAATCGTCTTATCTATCAGCCCAACATCAACCGCTTCAGCTGTAGAGCTAACATCTAGTATTACCCGGAAACAATAAGGTTCTCCTCCATACTCCCACCATTCCAACACGGCGCTGTTTGGGTATACATCTGATAGCGCCTTAACCGTCGCGCCTTTTGTGCCAAGGTACCTATGTATATAAAAACTATCCTTTATCAACTGTCTTTTAGTTGTTTCAGAATAGTTGTAGTTATACCAGTACACATCAAAGTCTTGAGCAAGTATGTCAAGCACTTTAACATCAAGCTCGTCAATCCTTGGGTATACCTTTGCGTGTTTTATGCTCTCAATCAGTTTTGCAATCGCATAAGCTATAACCTGCCCCAGCTTGTTCATTCCTTCATCTTCACGCAGTGTAGGGGGCAGGGTTCGCATAAGGTTTTCTTCCGTCAATTTGTATTTATCATCAATCATCTTCATAACCTCCATTGTTGGCTGTTATCGTCTGCGCTTTAGCTACCGATGGCGTGGTTCCTCCGCTGCCGTCCGCAACGACTGTAAAACTGGGTTCCATTACTTCAACACGCTTTACGCCGTCCACTTTCATTATCTCGCTAATTAGTGCAGATGGATTGATGTCACGCCCAAGCTTGGCTGATTGCCAAATAACATAGTTGTTTATCGCCGCCTCAACACCCGCTTCTATCTCGGCTGCGCTATTAGCGCTATCTTTTTTCAGGTAGTACACTAGGTTTATGTTGTACAGTATCTCTGTTGGATCCACTACCTCTACATGGTCGGTCAGCGGTCGTACCTTATCAGCGCTACAAGCAGCCTGTACCGCTGTCTTGATTTCTTCGCTCGCCTTGGTGCCGTCGTTCATGAGCACATAAAGCTTTACCTCCCCGGGGTTTGGTGATGTAACGCGTACATCCTCAATGTTTACATTTACTGACTTAGCCCAGTATTCATACGCGCCTATCGCTCCGGCGGTAGAGTATGCGTCCTGGCTCTCAATCAGGAGCATATAATACTCCTCATCAGTGGCTGCGTCTGCGCCACCGTCGCTTGTTGTAATATTGCTACAGCTTGCATAGTACGGGAAAGGGTCTATGATATCCGTTATCTGCCCGGGCAAATATCCGTTTGCTATTTCTCCATTCTGCAAGCATACCGCACTTACTGTTGCTGTAGTAGTGCCAATCTCAACATACATATCCGCCTCAGTCGCAAACTGTACTTCGCCGCTTTTCACCGCTACCCTGGTGCCTTTTGGTATTAACACTGCGCTTTCCTGCGCTTCTGAAATTACAAAGCGCATTGTAACGGTTGCGGGTTTCGCTTGAGGTCGTGCCTTGTCGAAATATAACTCTCCAAGCGCGTCAAGGTTTTTACCAACCGCCCTTGATGGTATGTTCTGGTTCGCAGCATGGTTTATCATCGCCATAATCTGCACAACCGCGTCCGCTATCCATGCTATGAATAGGCTTATAGGGCTAGCGGGTAACACAGGCATACCTGTTATGTCCTCGTATAATGCGGTCAGTGTTTCCACCATTATTTCAGGGTTTGTGTCTACAAACTCATGTGTTTTATCACTTCTAGCCAAAGAAACTCACCTCAATTATCGGGTTTAGCTCATCGCCTATACTGTCAGCAAAATTTACCTGGTTAACCCTTATCCATGGTATATTGCTTTCTATCGCTTCCGCTGCCGCGTTTGCGTACAACGCTTTAGCCGTGTTTATAGGCATACCTTTATAACTCATGTCCATGCCGAAGTCTCTATTAAGCGGCACAGTATTGATTGGCGTATTGAGCACTATTTGTATAGCCTGCGCCGCTTCCTCAATCAACGATTCGCACTCGAATACAAGCTGAACAGGCTCTGTTTGTTCAATCGTGAACCGCATAATATAATCCTCCTATTTTAACAACATGGTCTGTTTGTTTTTTGAGGGCATACCGGAACTACCGCCCCCCCCGGTTTTAATCATTTTAGGCGCTTTAGTATTTGCTTTCTTGTTTGCAGTATCAAACGCGTTTTTAATGTTCTTTACTACATCAGTAAGCTTGTTAGCGGCTTTCTGTAGTGTTGGTACAGGGTTCTTTACAAATTCAACAATCTTTTTTGCTCCTGCTTTTATCCGTTTCTCGGAAGCTGTTTTGCCGGTTGTGCTTTTCCCGCTCACCCTGACAGCTCTATCCGTCCCGGCTACACTAGGTCTATTACCGCTTGTGCCCACCGTCACAGCACTCGCCATTCTATCTGTAAACTTAAGCCTATTTGTAATGAGCGGCATAGTTATTATTTCCACATACTCTCTCAGCTTAACCGTTACATCTGCAGATAATAGCGTGCCATCCTTATGGAAATACTCAAGACCTCTACTTATGTCCGTTATTACCCACTTGCCCGGTATAGGAAAGGTTCCTATCGAAAGCTTAATCGCTTCACGCCCTCTCATTGCATTGGTTAGCCTGTTTATCATTTTTAGGGGATTAACGCCTAGGAAAGCGCTTAGCTTTACATCAAAGCTTATTTCGTCCGCCTCAGCTCCGACATACTCTATAACATCCGTTTGCCCATGCGTTGCGTGCTTTGCATAACGCTGAGAGGACTTCCATTCGATGTCATCAAGCACAGCTCCTAGCTCTGCAGAGCCGGTTAAAAAAGGCACATCTCCTAATGCGCCTATCATCATAATTAATCACCCCTTTTGTATTACCCCTAGTATGTACCCATCAGTAGAGAACCCGGGTGTGTATAACACAAGCACTATGTCATTCACCTTGGGTAACCACTCCCCGCAAGACACACTATGGTCATGCTTTTCATCGGTGCTCGTCCAAACAGTAGCAGGGTGTTGTAACACAGGCAGCCATCCGCTCACAAGGTTATTAAACTGCGGGTAGTACACCCTTGCGGCCTTTTTACCGCTGTCAACATGCGAAACAACGCCCACCCTAACTAAGTTAGTAAAGTTTCTCATAGCATACACCTATAATGTTTTCCTAAGCTCTATGTCGGTCTTATACCCGCTTCCGCCAACGCTATGTACCGACTTTGTTATTATGTATCGTCCATCAAAGGCGCCAAACCCTTTAAGGTCTATACCTTCGCTCGCAAACAGGCTAGGGTTCCCCGGTAGAGTAATCTTGGCGCGTTTCTCAAATTTATTATGTAACCTTAAAAGCTTTTCAGCTAGTCTGGTTGCTTCTGCATTTGTTTTCACTTGCTGATTTGTAACAAGAAGCAGCCTATTGTTATCCTTTTCCTCGTCGTACTCTTCGCTCTTATGCTCGCCTTCAATAACTCTGCCGCTCCTTGGGTCAAAGTATTTAACTATACACTTTGTATAATCTGCGCCTCTGCGGCCAGTGCGCAGGTTATATCTTGTATAGCTACCTTCGCCCATGGTAATTGTCGCCACGCTCTGCAGGTTATCATATTTCGCTTGGTCAAATATTATCACCTTGCCATGTGATATTTTTAGCGAATAACCCGCGTCAGAACATATCTTTTGCAGGAATGATATGTCCGTCTGTTCGTTTTGTTCTTTCCTATCAAACATCGGGTCAAACCTACTATCAAATATAAAGCCAAGCCCTGAGCGCCTCGCTATTTCTCCGCCTATGCCGGATAGCTTGTAGTTTTCCCAAGACTGGCTTCTTTCTGTTGTTTTAATGCCGTTTCTGTCCGGCAATGCGCTTGCTTTAATGGTTATCCTCG